CCACACTCAGGACAAAAGTTTGAGCTCGGCCATATTATTGTTTTACAATGTTTGCACCTGGGCATATCAACTGCCTTCATTCCACACACCACACAGAATTTGCCAGAATATATAGCCATTCCGTATTGTTGACATTGTTTGTTTGAACACATTTTTATTCCAATTTCCATACTATTCCTCCAATCTTTTAACTATGTTGTTGTAGTAGGTGTTATCTAACTCTATCCCTATCCCTATTCTACTAAGTTCCTTAGCCGCAACAATGGTGCTTCCGCTTCCTGCAAAGGGGTCTAATACTTTTTCACCAGGAAGGCTAGATAAACCAATAAGACCTCGCAAGAACTCTGTTGGCTTTTCCGTTGGGTGGATTTTCTTATTAGAGGGGACCCTCTTAATTGAGAAGATATCTCTAGGTGTTCCATTAAGTTTCCTCCCTCCTTTCCTACAATAGAAGAATGGTTCGTAAGAGGAGGTAAAGTTAACAGACTGACTTGGAAAACCTCCACTGAGTTTGTCCCAGATTAGTGGGATGTGGTGGACCTGGAAGCCTACTTTTTCCAGTAGCTCTTTAATTTTGTTGTAATGTTGACATCCGAAGAAGATGTAAGCGTGCCTGTCATCCTTTAAAATGCGGAACATTTGAGCGAAGGCCTTATCCAACATGTCAAGGATGGTGAATTCATCATCTGGGCAGGGATATACCTTGTTGTGGGTCTTTTTAAAGGACTCGGCTTCGCCTAGGTTTATCCCAAAGGGTGGGTCGGCTATGATAAGGTCAATTGACCCAGTTTCCATCTTTCCCATCTCCTTCACACAGTTGCCATGGATGATGTTGGGTGTTGCTATTATCTTGCTGGTTTTAAGCCTCTTAGCTAGTTCAGCGTTTAGGATGTCTTCCTGCTTTTGCTTTAACTTTTTAAAAGCTACACTTTTGGACTTCTCTTTTTTGAGTTCGGGGAAGGCTTTCATTCCCCTAGCTAAAGCTATATCCATGGAGACTGTTCCCATACTTTCACCAAGGGCTTCAGCAGTGTCTCTCAACTTCCAACCATCAGAGTCGTGTCCTTTAACTGCACTTCCATAAATCTTCTGTTTAAGTTTGTGAAGCTCAGCTTTTGCATTAACTTCCTCTTGCCAAGTGAAGGCTTCCCGCTGGATATTCTCCTCTAACTCAAGCTCTTTCTTCTCAAGTTCGTTCAGGTCCTTTCGAAACTTAACCTCAATTGAGCCCCACCTCTCCTCATTTTTAGTCCGTTTGAGTATTGAGAGGCAGGCTCGGAGCCTTCTCTCACCAGCTATTAACCTGTTCTTGTCATCTATTACAATTGGGTGGATTAAACCATAGGTCATAATAGATTGGGCAAGTTTGTCTACTCCCTCAAACTTCTTTCTAAACCTACTTCCTACTTGGATTTCGGTTATTTTAATTTTGGGCATCACTCCTCCAATATTTTAATTTTGGTGAATTTGAGTCCTATTGCTTCTTTGTGAGTCATTGTCTTTCCGTCTACTACTACTATTCGTGAGCTAGGTAGACCCTTTATTGGGTTTAGTTTCTTATCTTTATCTACTGATATCATAAAGGGCGGCTGGTCTGGTTTAAGCTCTGGTTGGATTACTACGGGTTTAGTTGGCTCTGGTTTAATCTTATCATCTTTTCCACAGAGGTGCGTAATGTCAATTGTGTCCTTTCCCTCAAGTCCACTGATTATCTCATCAAGCATGAGCTTAGCACAGTCTGCTTTAATCTCAAGCTCGTGTATGTCCTTGGTGGTGTTAAGCATCTTACTTACTGCTCTAAGCATGTTTATTATCATAAGTCCTCCTTGTAATTTCAATTATTGAACTTATCAGATAAGGTAGAGGAGGGCTGCCTTGGTAGGAGTGAAAAATGTAAAGAACCCCCTTAGCATTTAACCAGGAGTGGGCACCCCCCTCTATGTAGACTACCTTACTATCTTCTTTATGTCGTTTGAGAAAACTCCCTCATACTCTTTAACACTAAGAGCTGCATCCAGCTCCAGCCCTTTTGTGTCTTCAGTGTCGAAGTCTCCCCAGGTTAGACCTAATCCCTCACAAATCTCCCTCAACCTGAATTGAGCATTACCTTCAGGTTTTAGGGTAGTGTTCTCGAATACATGCCCTGGTTTCAACTTGTCGTCAGTTGCTTTCACGTTAGGGTCTGCAAACTCGAACTCCCACTTTACATAAGGGTAGTTCTTACCTTCTGCTATTGAGCAATTTACTACTCTCAACCTGTAACTACCAGCTTCGGCATAACCAAAGCCGCCAGTCTCAGCATTAGGATTTACCGTGACTTTCATCAGCTTTACCTCCTTTCTTTTGGATTTTGTGTTCTTTAAGCCAAGCATCACGCTTAGCCTTTTTGTGCTGCTTTTGAAGAACCTCCATTGTCATTTCGATGTCAGTGAGACCTGGTGTGTATCTTTTACTCTTCTTCATCACTTTCCCCTTCTACCTCTACATAAGATATTGTTGATATACTATAGGTATATGTGTCTTCCATTACCTCCCTCCATAAAGTTTACTGAAGTCAGATGGAACTATCATGGGTATGTCTCTTGATGTTCTACAAGACCTCATACTGTCACCAACAGTTAACATCTCATAAGTAACCTTATCTCCTCTTACAGTTTTACGGAGCCAATACACCTCCTCAAACCCAACCCCTATCTTATCCTTCATTTGACCATCAATTAAGGGAAGGTAAGAAATCCTCCCAGTCAACTCATCTTTATCTGCTCTCTCATGACAGATGAAGATTACGTTACACTTAAGTCTAAGGAGTGTATTATTAACTGTTTCATAGTTGGTAAGGGCTACACCATAGAGAGGGAGGGTCATAGTAGATGTTGAATTAGCCGCCATTAAGAGTCTTTTAAGATGCTCATTCATGGAGGTATAGCTGTCTAATACCACGGTTTTAATCTTTATCTTCTTGCCCTCCCTTTCAATAGTGCAATCATTATCAACAAGAGTTTGTATCATCTCAGCCAATCTCATATAACCCTTAGGTTTAGCCATGGTTACACGAGACCCTGGCTTAGGGTCTAATCCCGCTAACCTAACAAGAGTTAGTTCTGAAAGAGGGTCATCAATAGCCCATTGGATAATATCCCCCTTCTCTAACTTCCCTGAGATATTGTGCATCTTGTGAAGCTTGTTATCCACGTCTAAAAATAGAACGGGACCAGGTGCAGTTGAAGCGGCTGTGGTTTTACCACTCCCTGGTGGTCCTATCAGTAGACAACTGAAGATTTTCTCCATTATTTACCCTCCAATTTGTCTTTAGTTAACCAAAGGTGTATTTTACCATCTATCCTTGCTCTTCTAACATAACCAACGCCTAGTTGTCCAGCAAACTTTCTTAATAAGTATACGTTCCCTTGCTTAATCTCATCCTCATCAAAAACTATAGACTTGGTTGAGTCCAACACTTTTAAGGCGTTTAATACAGTCTCGTAAGGGAACTTACAACTTCTAGTAATAGATGGTCTGTCAGCTGTCTTAAAGTTAATCATGTTTTTCATTTCTTCACCTCCTCTACCTCTTTAAACGGTTCCCATTTTTCCACTTTATACTCCCTCTCAATAACCCGATGGTCCTCCCCATACATGCAGAGTGTCTTAAAAGGGCATTCAGAGTTGTAACTATAACATTGGTCCTTTCTTTCACACTCATAGAACTCATTCTCTTTCTCACACCAAAGAATATCCCTAATATACCTCTGAACATTAAGCTTAAACCTCTCCCTGAGTTGGGTAGTCCTGGTCTTAGGGTCTCGGTAGAAGTGTTCCTCAGCCTTCTTGGTCTTCTCAGTTACCCTCTTAGTTTCCTTCCAGGGTTGAAGAGCATTAACTACGCAGCCAAAGCATTTCTCCCCGAAGTAAGCTTCTGCGCACAGGATATACCCAGTTATTTGGAAGTCAAGGTCAAACTGTTTGAAGTAGTTGAAGTTAAGGACAGATGCTGTTTTATGCTCAACTATCCAAAGCTCCTTTCCCCATCTAACTGGTAAGTCTATCCTCCCTGCATAGAGTATATCTCCTATAGGATAAACGAAGCCTATCTCGGGCTTAGCCGCCAGTGTAAAAGGCTCCTTAGCATACACCTTTGCATACCATCTTAAAAGCTTCTCCCCATTTTCCTGAGTTCTAAGGCTATCACCTTCCCTATCTTTGTAGGTTTCCCTGAAAATCGCAATAGCTTTATCCATGCTATTGGAATTATACCACATCTCTAGGGCTTTGTGAATAGCCCCTCCAAATTCTAACGGAGCACTGGTCACCTTAGGGGTTAGGTGCCTAACCATCCTATAATAGTACTTCTTCCGACATTCGAGAAAAGTACTAAGCATTGTGTAATCCCAGACTCTCTCCATCGCTTCTCCTTTCTACATTTTTACTAGTTTAAATACTACGATGTTCCTTACATCTTTCCTAGCCTTTAGCTTCTTAACTATAGCTAAAGCCTTCTCCTTAGTGTTAGCAAAATATACTGGGTCTGATTCTACTTCGTAGAATATTGCATACTTTGCTTTTTTAGGGTTACCACGTATTACATCAATGCTCATTTTTGCCCGTGCCCGTGTGTCATTACCCCAATAACCGAAACATGCCATCTCAATTCACCCCCTTCCCCTTAATCTCAACTGAACAGTGCCCCCACTCTTGAAACCTATTAAACTTCACCTTTACATCACATGGGTTGCACACCCCATATTCTTCACATCTTCTAAACCCTCTAATTAACTTAACCTTATCATTTAATATGTGACCCATTGGGTTAATATCATTGTAGAGGTCATGATGACATCTAAAAATAAAACCAGAGGGGTTTATCAAGAGCTCAGAAGGCTTACACTTAACAGTTAGTTTTCTAAGTTTAGTGCAAGCATTTTGATATTTGTAAGTGTTCTTCTCCCAACCAGTGCTTAAAAACCTTTTAGTTCTAAAGTCTATGCCCCTCTCCTTACACATCCTAATCATAGACCTGTTAGTGTTCATAAACATAATATTATCAAATCCCCAGATGCCCACCTTATACCCCATCTTTTGAAGGGTGTGAACCTTGCTAACCATCTCAGCTTGATTGGTTTTTTTGTGTAGGCTAAACCTAATACTGGCATATTTAGCTCTTCTTTTAAATACGTAAGGGTCAACTCTACTTACGAACTCATCCAGGTTAAACATACCATTAGTTACTAGGTCTAACCCTATCCCCTTACGATATAAACCATCTACTATGGTATAAAATTGTGGGTGGATAGTCGGCTCTCCTCCTTGGAGAGTAAGAGGTAGGTCTGCTCTGTTCTGTATGCGAGCCAAACCATCTATCCACCCCGTAGCTCCTAACTCCTCCGTCTTAACGAGCCTGTCGAACCTATTGATACAGTAGGTGCAAGCCATGTTACACCGAAAAGTTAAGAAAACTCCTACGTAGTTATAAGTTTTGGGTAGTGTGATTGGTCTCATATAAGTCCTTTTCTTCTATTACCAAAGTTGGTAATGGTGAGATAAACATACTGTTGTAGAGGCTTTGTATTCTCTCAGGTTTTACTAATCGGACGGTTGTGATGTGGGGCTCAAACACGTTGGTGAAGTCATGGTTGTGTTGAAGACCTACATCAAATTTGCCATCCTGGGAACCAATTATCGCTCTGATTAGGATTGGAAGAGTGAATTGCCCACCACTCATCTTCGGCACTAGAGCCATGTGGTTTATAATTGCATCGGCGGCTATTAGCATGAAGTCCATTCTTTGGAACACCACTATAGGTTTGTAGCCTTGCATCGCAAGACCTATTGCAGCCCCTGCAATTAAGTTTTCGCAGATGGGCATCTCTAAGCATTTTTTCGCATTTACTTTGGTCATGGTGCCATATATATCTCCTGCGTTTTTTAACCCTTCTCCGAGGAACACGGTCTTTGGTTGTTCTCCTAGCCATGTCATCACCTCCGT